TCATGCAGTTGTTGTATAGCGTTACGTGCTGGTGCTGGTCCACGTCCAATACCTAAATCTTCACGTGAAAAACCTCCACCAATACCTGTACGACTTTTGCCCTTGGATGAGTATCCACCGGGAGCCATGTTTACAGGCTTGCCCTCAACCATCTGTCTAGCTGCCATAGTGTACTTGCCCATCTTGGCTGCTGCTGCAGGACTAGCTGCTAGGAAAGCATTGATAGATTTTTGATCTTTAGGTCCATTATAGCCCAACGCTGGGAGTATCTTGTTTGTAATTGTCTCAGGCTTGAAACCCATAAATTTTTTAGCCATATCTTATTTCCCTATTTGCATCCATAGTGATGCGGCAATGAATGTTATTACTGCTACAGTTGACATCTTAACAATGGTTGACCATACACCTCTTCGTGTATCACGCCACATTTCTAGTAAGCTACGCATCTCAAGTATATCTTTACGAGCATCATCGTCATGCAGACCCACCTCACGCAATGCTGCTGAAGCACCACGCTTGGCTGCACGATCTAGCATATCTTCTAATTCTTCTGGTGTTATCATTTCCAATGTGCCGCTGCTAACTGTTGAGGTGTTGATCCCGATACAATATTAGACCCAGGGTTATTTTGGTCACAATTATAACTTGTAGTTCCTAGAGATGTTCCTTGATCTCTCCAACTATAGTGATTGGTAGCACTTTCTAAGTCTATTTGTTGCAAACTGTCAGAATTACTTACAGTCACCGAACCAGTTGGGATAGTATCTTCACAAATACCTGAACCTATTGTAATGCCATTGTATTGTGTTGAAATTGAAATAGTTTTAGAATAACTACTTGCGTCTGTATTCTGTGCTGTTGCTGTCGCTGTAGGAGTAGAACTATTGTATCCAGTTATTTCCCATATATGGGCAACAGATCTACCACTGCCCCCATTTCCAACAACAGAGGTAGATCCTGATGCAGAAGTAACTAAATAATATACTGCTGATGTAGGAGCCAACTGCCAAACATTTGCATTAGGACTTACAGTATCTACTTTTGCGGCTAGTGTCATGTTTGTGCCACCCAAACTTACATATGTGTTATTTGGTCCTGCTAATTGAAGTGTAACAACAACTATTTTTGTACCAGAACTTAAATTAACATACCCACTAGGAAATCCATTACCAGTTGTAATTGTGTAACCTTTGTAAGTACCAGTAGGGGCTGCTGCAGAAACTCCATAATATTCGTTAAAAGCATTCTGTGAGGTTGAACCTTTACCAATCAATGCACGAATATCGGCATCGTTTAGTGCGGCTTGTGAACCACTACTGCCGCCAGCCTCGACATGAATTTGGTTCATAGTTATTTGACCACTACTTGGTAGAGTCATTATTCACACTCACACTTTTTACATTTGCATTGATCTAATTGTTCTTTTAATTCTTTTATTGCTTCTATCAACAAGCCATGAATTTGATCGTATTGTACAGTTTTAAACTCAACATTATCATCGTCATTAAAAACTAAATTTGTACTTTGAACCGCACTTGGTAAAACACTTTCAAGCTCTTGAGCTATTACCCCTGCACCCTGATTTCCATCATGGTTGTAGGTAAAAGTATAACCATTTAACTGTGAAACTTTATCTAGTGCGTTATCAATTTTGTTAATATCTTTTTTTAATCTTTCATCAGATATTGTGCTAGAGTAACCAATAACGTTTCCATCAACATGTAAGTCACCAGCATCGGTAAGCCTCATATCTTCCCCACCAGCCGTATAAAAACGCATTCCGACACTTGCATCAAAGAAAACATAATCATTTGAGTTGCCAGTATATACGTCTACATTACTGCTTGAACGCCTATCAGTCTTTAAAGCAAAAGTTAAATCATAAGGATCACCATCTGTACCATTAGAAGTGTCAGTCCAGTTTATATCTATGCCATCTCCTTCAACAAACTTAACTTCCTTACCATCGTCAATAGTAACCTCAGTACCATCACCATCTTCCAATACAAAGTTAGACATCACACCACCGCCAGAAGATGATAGAGTGCCGTTAACAGTTAGGTTACCTGTTATTGTAGCATTCTCATCTACAGTAAGATTATCTGTCTTTACCGTACCATCAAAGAAAGCGTCTTTATATTGTAATACACTTGTACCTAAGTCTACAACATTAGTAGTCTTTGGTCTAAGTACAGATGCTGTAGCTACTATGTCTTGTGACGGTCCTATCTTTTCAATAGGTGCGCCCTCTGCTGCAGTGCCGTCATGGGTGTGACCAGTGCTGGCATTGAATGCTGACTGTACCTGATTGTACTCATTATTAAAATCATCAGCGTCAATAACACTTCCTGTGGTAATATTAGCTGCTGCTTGTCTTGTATAACCTGCCATCGTTACTGCCTATCATGTTGTCTATACTCAAGCACTGCTGTGTCAAGAGTAAAGGTTGGATTTGTTGAATTATCTTTAATACGCATTGCTATTGTTTTAAAAGAGCCTATTAAATTTTCTTTGTATATCTTATCTAAGGTTCCTCCAAAAGTAACACCAGAACCTCCATATACAGAAGTAGATGCACCATATAAACTTACACCGCCACCAGTTGAACCTACCTGTATAATCTCTGGTTGTATTATTCCTGGATCGTTTTTACCTTCAAAGTCTATTTTAAAGTTAACATCTAGAGCCATAGTGCCTGTAGGTTCTGCATACAAAGTAAGTTTATATAAAGTCTTACGTATTTGCGGATCTGTAATAGGCATAAACGGAGATTCATATATTGACTCGATAGCACTACCATCAAAAGAATTACCTGAGTCCATCCTATAACAGAAACCATCATCGTTAGCAAACATAATAGTTTCTGTTGCGCCTGAGTATGTACTATCTGCTACGTTTACTTTTAATCCTTTTGTTGTTGACCAAGCTATGCCGCTACCACCTTGAGCAATAAATTTAGTCGCTATCAAACCTGATGAATTGGCATCGCTAACAGAGGGTATAAATGAAAACAATCTATACTGTGATTTACCTCTAACTAGTACAGAACAAAATGTATCAGATGAAGCTATAAAATCATTAGCGTCTTTATAAATTGGATCAGATGCAATGTCAAGAGCAAGGTCACCAATACGATCAGTAGCACTTAATAAACGTATACCATCAGGGGATAAGTATGCTACGTCACCACCAAATTCTTGTATACTGTCTGGGTTAATACAACCTATTCTGTCTGTTATAGGCTCTAGTTTAAAATCAGATGAGGTACTACCTACAAGTTTCTTGATTGTGTCTGTAGTAAAAATAATAAGCTGATCACGAAAGCCTATCATGCCTGTTACGTCAAAGCCTACATTTATAGTACCAGCACCATTACCTGTAGCAAAATCATCTACTGTAGTTGGTGCTGTAAAAAATATCTTACTACCTTTAGCATAGAATGCGTGATTTTTAAATACTGCTACATTTTCTGCGCCTTCTACATCTGAACTGTTAGATGATGTTAAATTTACTGTAGTGTTTCCACTGCTATTAAATATTACAGGAAAACTTTTACTATCAACAAATATAGTTTTGTCTTCTTGAGTAAAATTAAAAGATGCATGTCTTACTTTTTGTGTATTGGTAGATGAACTCGTACCTACGTGTGACCAAGTTGTACCTGTTCCATGAAAGTATAATGTCTTGTCAACTTGACTAGAATGAAATGTACCAAATGTAAGAACGGTATTATCTGATATTGATTGTGCTGAGTCAAGTGTAATGCTGTTCTGATTTGTTACTGTTGCTACTTTTACAACACCAGATATGCCTGTGCCTGTAACAAACATACCAGCTTTTATATTAGTAACAAAACTAACAACAACGTTGTCAGCTATAGATACTGCTGTGTCTAGTACGATACTAGTCTGACTAGTTACTGTCTTTACTGTGACTGTACCAGTAATACCAGTGCCAGTTATGACCATTCCTTTGGTAATAGTTCCACTAAAACTTACACCAGTACCAGTAATACTAACACCTGTGACTGGCCCTTCTGCTAAACCTGTACCTGCTATGGTGGCTCCTGTTATACCACCTGACCCATCTACTGTAGTTATTGTTATGGTTGCATCGTTAGCTGTGGTAGCACCATTTAACTGTGTACCCACGATAGTAATTGTTTCACTAGCTGAAAATCCTGAACCTGCTGCACTAATAGCTACTGTATATGTAGTACCTGTTTTAGTTACATTAAATGTAGCACTGCTACCAGAACCACTATAGCCAGACTGCGTTGGGTTTGTATATGTGACTGCGCTAGAACCAACAGAAGTAACTGTGATAGTTGCGTTGTTTGCTGAAGTAGCACCACCTAAGTTTGCACCAAGTACCGTTACTGTTTCGTTAACCTTGAAGCCTGTACCTGCTGCATTTATTGCTGCTGTATATGTACCATTTGTATTTGTTACATCAAACGTAGCACTTGCACCAGCTAAAGAAGTAGCACCTGTTACTCCTGTAAAAGTTCTTGCTCTGTCTAAGGTTACTGTAGTGCCACTACTAACAGCACCATTTACTACGGCTGTAGCTGTGTTGTTATCAAGAGCAACTGCTGTAGCGTTGGATACTGCTCCGTTTACTGTAGAGGTAGCTGTCTGATATTCTGTTACAGTAGCGGTATCCATCTTTCTAGCTGTTACAACTCTGCCAGAAGATATAACTTTCATAGCAAGAACATTGCCACCGCCGGGAACTAATGTTGAGCTAAACTTGCTGTAACCCTTTAGTTTGCTATAGCCACCTTCTCTGTTAGACTCAAAGTTTTGCAGAATAGTAGCAGAGCCTACAGCATTAGTACCTTGTTGTAATGGAGTAAGGTTAGATACTAACCCTCCCTTAAACTCCATAGGAAATGTTGTCCATTGTACTGGCATTAAAAATGTACTCTTGTGTCTCTTAGATATGGCGTTCTATTTATATTTATAGTACGTAAGTATTTGATCTGTTCTTCAAACTTCTGAAGAGCTAATTGTGCAGATTGTGTATCTCCTCTAAACTGATAAGCATAATACATTGCACCCTCTACTATGGCAAATCTGTATGACTCTGGTATAGGAGGAACATCGAGTGCATTTTCTAAATCGTATCCTAATGTATAATATTCGTATACTATAGTGTATGCTTTGTCGGGTACAGGATGACATATAAGTTCTCTGCCCGGAGTTCTTACAATGTGCGTAGGTATCCCACGTATGCTTGCTGATGTGTTAAACTCATCGTCAGCATACTTTTCTATCCACTCTTCATATACTAAAGATTTAAGTTTTTCTGTTCCTACATTTAAACTATCATCTCTTTTTATTCTGAAAGAGTTCATATTTATTGTTTTGACATCTGGTGAATAGGCATACTTCATAGTACCAGCAGCTAAAACTAGTTCTTCCTGTACATGATTCCAAGGCCATTCAAACTCTTCTTGATTAATATGTCTTACTGATGAGTTTACAGCATCTTTAGCTAAACCATAATATCCTACAGCAGCAGAAAAGTTTGTAGAAGTTAGCTGTACTTCGTTTAGTCTGTTGTTAACATCGTTAACTAAGCCAAGAAAATTATAAGCCATTTATCTTTCCCTAATCGGTAATATCACCGTCCGTTCAAATGTTAGTCCTTGTGTTGTAGTTATACGACAAGTTATATTATATCTTTTATGATTTGTACCTCCACCAAAACGTGCAGTGGCTACGTTTCCAGAAGTAGTGGTAGCTAAAAATTGTAGCCCATCTACCGTTTGTGCTGTTTCTACTGGTACTTTAGTTCCGTCTGAATCTTCTACAGAAAATAAAGCTGATGATAGATTGTTATCACCCAAGAACCTAGACCAATCTACACTGAAGTCTTGCTGTTCGTCAGGGTCTTTTTCAGGCCATTTGTACGCCATGTCATATCCTTAACTAGTTATATATACTACTCTATGTTTGTTTACAGGACGTATAACTACTGTTCTACCCCTATTAAATTGATCTGCGAAATCTTCAAAAGGAAAGACTACACCAGTAGCAGAGGTAGCATTTAATGATGTAGAAGCAGTTGTACTGCCTATTGTAAATGTCGCTGGTCCAGTTACTGTGGGAAGGGTTTGAGAAAATGTACCCAACACACTGGTCATGGTAAAAGTTGCTGGACCAGTTACAAATAGAGATGCAGAATTACTACTAGTAGTTATAGTATTTCCCATAGCATTGCCATGAGTGGTGCAGTAATATCTTAGTCCTTGAGAAGGTGCGTTTGTAGGAACAGCAAATGTTACAGTTGCGCCTGAATTACCTGCTGTACCGCTTACCGTAACTCCGCTAGTATAAGATGATGAACCGTTTTTAAATGCTAGTGGGTGTCCAGTGTTAGTGTTATCACTTACATCAAAGACGTATGTTACTCCTTTGAGAAGTTGTAGGGTTGGAGTGTTTACACCATTTAAAACAAATACGTTAACCCCACCTACATTTGAAACAGTTACAGCAAAATTTGTGGTACTTTCAGCATTCCTTATAATATTACCCATACCGTTACCATGTAAGGTGCAATAATATCTATATGGCATTGTACCAGTTGTAGCAAGCTCTAGTGTTACTGTAGCTCCTGTTTGTCCTTCTGTTCCCGAAGTAGTAACTCCTGTAGTGTAAGCATTATCAAAAACATCTTTAAATCTAAATGGATGTCCACTATTACTACTATCGCTTACATCAAATACGTATGTTAATCCTTTTACTAATGTTAGTTCAGCAGCTTCTACACCATCTATAAGAAACTTATTAACTCCACCTATGTTTGCAACAGTCACAGTATAATTGTGTGCTTGTAATTCTTCAACATCTCCAAAAGCAGAACCAAGAGCATTTATAGTTGCTAGAGTTGGTCCTGCTTCACCTGTTTGAGTAGTTGAATTAGTTGCAGTCGATGCTGTAGCTGCAGGGGATGTGGTGTTTGCTGCAGCACCAAATGTTAATGCAGCTATACTTGTAGAACTTGCTATACCAGAAAGGCTACCAGATCCTGGACCCTGACCTGTTAGATTACCTGCTGCTCCAGCAGCCGCCTGTCCAACAAGTTCGTTTGGTGCAGCGACACCTGTGGTAGTAGGAGTATTAGCTATACCTTGCGTAGTTATTGCAGTAAGAACAACAATAGTGCCTGTATCAGATTCGCCACCTATCGGTGCACCAGCTATTGGTCCTCCTGCAACACTCACTTTTTATTCCTTCCTATTGCCACTTTGGTCCTTTAAACCAAGCTACAAGAGATTTTCTGACGCCTTTAGTTACTGGTGAAACTCGATGTACTAGGTAACTTGGAAAAATAAGCACAGAACCTTTTTGCTTGGCGTCCTGCATTTCAGGATTTGGTACTTCCGTAAATCCAAAATCTCCACCCTCATATTCACTAGGATCACTTAACTGAACAGTTATAGATAACTTTCTATCTAATCCGTCATCAGCATTCCAATCTATATCGTGATGCCAATCATAATGACCATTTTCTGAAGCGTGATATTCAGTGTATTGTATCTCTGCATTTTTATAGACATTGATGCCAAATGCATTTTGACATGAATGGTCTACATACTGAAACAAAAGATCTCTTATCCAATCTTGGTTTGATAACCAACACACACGACTGCTTCTTATGCTATCGTCTGCGTTATTAAACGTGCCAGCCTTTGTTGTTTCTCCTGCAAGATTTATAATGTTTTCTACTAAATCTGCAGACATATTTTTCTTATATAATTGCCAACTTTGCCTCATGCTGCTTTCCTTGGAAAAAAGAATAATGCCTGATTTAATCTATGTCGGCTGTAGTTGCGGTCTTCTTCAGAATAAAAATATGTGTCATCATTTATAGCTGCACCATGCGGTATGCGTTTTGCGTCAAATAAAAATGCCCTGTTAAATTTAGGTTCTAAATAATCAACTATTTCGAAATCTGATTTAGGTTTCCAAGGATGCCGATCTTCTGCTGTTTTTCTGCTTCCATATCTATGTATGCTTGCGTGTTTATCTACATAAATATTTGTTCCATTTGTTTCAGCCTCATTAAGATATACTATACAAACCCATCCATCGTCTTGGTGAGGAAACCAGAAATTTTCTTCATAATTGTTAAAATCTGATTTTTTCCAGCGCATGAAATTAGTATCCAAGACATCACAACCGTCTTCTTTGTGGACATCCATATTCTGATCTTTTAGCAATTCCACAAGTTGGTCTGTATATTTTTTTAACGATGGTTCTTTTCTATGATGTCTCAAATCAAAAAACTCATCGCCATGTAACGGATGCTCAGTCATTACTTTATTTGGTGGCCCCGATAAAATCATATCCATTATATATGCAGGATTGTCGTAGAAATTATCTATTTGAAAAGATCGATTTCCTAATAAATCTATTTCTTTTATGTCCATTACTAAAACATACCATCGGGTGAGCTAGGCCAAGTAATTGAACTAGGAAAACCTGATTGCTGTGGAACATCCAACAAAGCCTGTCTGTATGTTATCCAAGGTGCTTTTTCCTCATCAGACATTGCTGCCCAACGTAAAGGATTAGAAAGAACAATATCTAATTGTGACAATCTAAAATCTCTATCTGCCCTAGCATCTGCTGCTAATTGTTTCTCTACTTCCTCTGCCGTTGGAGCTACATAAGGCTCCTTATCATCACCAATGAGTGTAAGAAGTGCGCTGTTATCGATTGTCATATCAGTGTCAGTAACATCCAGTGTGTAAGGTATCCACCCTGCTTCTGGATGATTAATTTCTACATCAAGCCGACTGCCATCTGCCGTTAAAACTTTTGCATTTCGATATTCTGTTATTGGAATTGACATTATGCGTACCTCACAAAAACTGATTGATACTGGTCCATTCTGCTTAAATTAATCGTGCCGTTGTAACGTCCAAGCGAACCCATTAGACGCCAAGAACCACTTACGGTACTATTTCTGTATCCTGCTGTGTTAACGTAAGAATAAGCGTTTGCTTGATAAAGACCGCTTCCTGCTTTTGTAGAGTTAGCAGCTCTGCTTCCTGCGCTAGCCCAATAGAGAAGTGCATAAGAGCCAACACTATTCCAAGCTGTAGTTGCGTTTCCTGTTGGGCCAGTTGGCCCTGTTGGACCTCTAGAGCCAGTTGGACCTGTAGGGCCTGTAGGGCCAGTTGGACCAGTCGGGCCTGTAGGACCGTTTGAGCCGTTTGAGCCAGCAGGACCAGCAGGGCCAGTTGGGCCTGTAGGACCAGTTGCACCATCATTTCCATCTGAGCCAGCAGGGCCAGTCGGACCAGTCGGACCAGTTGATCCTGTTGATCCTGTTGGTCCTTGCAATGCGGCATTAGTAATTGTTGCTTTTTTCCAAGTTGCAGAAGTACCATCATATACTGGTATTATATCGGAACCCGATAAACTTGTTTCTGTCGATAACCCTGTTAATGCACTTGGCAAAGCTGTAGCTGTTACATCAGCATTGCTTGAAACACCATCGAGCTTTGTTCCATCTGTAGCTAAGTCTCTACCATCAACAGTTCCACCAACAGTAATATTATTTCCTACTGCAAGATTGTTACTAGCATCTTCAAATACTAATTTAGAAGATGGCAGGGTAACAAAAATATCTTTTTCACCAGAAGACCAACTAACAGCATTATTACTATTAGAGCTTTCTAATATTGTAGTTCGTGCAAGAGTGCTTCCAGAGGCCGTAAATGTACCGATGCCAATCTCAAATTGAGTGCCATCAGTACAGCAATAGTAACATGTATTACCATCTCCTACTGCTGTAAACCCTTGGAAGTTTCCTGTGGCTCCTTCTAAAGTGTAGGTTCCTGTTCCAGTAGTTTCAGTAGTTTCTTTTACTCTATTTGGATTTACTAGTGCCATTTTAGTATCCTTACGTTATGCGTAAAACTGCGTTGGATGCATCCGCTGCAGGAAAGATAACAGTAAAATCACCTGCTGTTGATGCCACGTTTGAGCCAAACGAGAACACAGCTATGGCTTTGTTACTTGCGGAACTGTTATATATCAAAGCTCCAGCAGCCGTGATTGTCAGGTTCGAGAACACTTCATCTGCAAAGTCTACAAATG